CCGACGTAGTCGAAGCCCTATCGATCCTTCTCAAACCCCTTTCCGAAGGCACACCGGTCCGCGGTGGCGCACCCTCTTCAGCAGGGCAACGCGCACCCGATGCCGGCCCGCCTTCGATCGCTGATGCCCTCTATGGGCACCTGCGCAAGTAATCCCGCGGTCCGCCCCAGAGGGGACGAACGGCCAAGCCCAGAGGTACCAAGGGTATGTTAGGAGCACCGCAACCCGAACAAGGATAATATCCTATGGCAACCTTAGGTACCACCGCACTTACGTATGCGGATTGGGCAAAGCGTATGGATGACGGTTATAAAGTTGCCGCCATCATCGAGCTTTTGTCCCAAACCAACGAAATCCTGGACGACATGATGGTCGTCGAGGGCAACCTTCCAACCGGTCATAAAACCACGGTCCGCACTGGCCTTCCGCAAGCCACATGGCGCTTGCTGAACACCGGCGTCCCGAACGCCAAGTCCACAACCGCACAGATCGTTGACACCTGCGGCAATCTGGAAACCTACTCAGTCATCGACAAGGACATCGCGGACCTTAATGGCAACACCCCAGAGTTCCGCCTTTCCGAGTCCCGCGGCTTCCTCGAGGGCATGTCGCAACAGGTCGCCTCAACCCTGATCTACGGCAATCAGTTCGTGAACCCCGAACGCTTCACTGGCTTCGCTCCTCGTTACTCTACCAAGACCGCTGCGAACTCACAAACCGCTGCGAACGTCCTCGATGCTGGCGGCACTGCCTCTACCAACACCTCAATCTGGGTGATGACCTGGGGCTCCGATACCAACTTCGCGACCTTCCCAAAGGGCAAACTCACCGGTCTCCAACAGCGGGACATGGGCGAGTGGCCGGTGACCGATTCCAACGGCAACACCTACCAAGCCTATCGTGAACATTTCAAGTGGGAGATCGGCCTCGTCAACCGCGATTGGCGCTATGTATCCCGCATCGCCAACGTCGACGTCACCCAACTCACTGGCGTATCGGCCGCGAACCTGATCAACTTTCTCGTTCGTGCTCTCTATCGCCTTCCCACCGCACCTGTCTCAGCCACGACCGTCCAGACTTCTGACTCCCCGATGGTCCGGGCCGACATGGGTCGTACGGTTATCTACTGCAACCGTATCATCCGAACCTACCTCGATCTGCAGGCAATGAACAAAACCAACGTCCTGCTCCGGATTGAAGAGTTCAACGGCAAACCGATCACGACCTTCCGTGGCATTCCAGTGCGTACGGTGGACGCGGTCTTGTCCAACGAAGCACAAGTTACGTGAAAGGAACATAAAATGATCCTCGATGGTCTCCTACTCTTCACCGCAGCCCCTGGCACTGGTGATCTGCCCACAACTGGCACCCAAAGCTCTACCAATGTCCTAGACCTTGGTATCACCGGTTTGCCAACTTCCGCCTCTGGCGGTGGCGCACGTGATATCGGCATCGGCGATGACCCAGCAATGAAACTCCTTGTTCAGGTCATGACTGCCTTTACTGCTGGTACTTCGCTTCAGATCGTTCTTCAAGGGGCACCAGATAACGGTTCTGGTGCTCCTGGTACCTACACGACGATGCTTTCTGGTCCAGTTGTAGCTGAAGCGTCACTCATTGTCGGCGCCCGATTACTCGACGATGACATGCCTAGGCCAATCCCGGGCCAAGCTCTGCCTCGGTTCCTTCGGCTGCAGTACGTCACCGTCGGTACGCACACTGCTGGCGCTGTCATCGGTACTATGGTCCTCGATCGACACGACCTGCCTGAACAAGCCAATGCGGTCCTAGGTGGCTATCCGCCCGGTATCGTCATCGCGAACTAAGGAGGCATAGATGAAGTCCCTCCTTCGTCAAATCGCTGCTGGCCTTCTATTCGGCATCGCAGTCTTCGGTGGTCTGGCAATAGCCCAGACCATCACTGCTTCGCTTCAGCTGTCCCAAGACCCCCGCGGCCCGTTTGGGGTAGATACCAATCAAGGTGTCTACTTTCCGGGCCACGTCCTTACTCCTATTGGGCGCCCTCCTCCGGTCCTAACGGCCTGTGTTGCAGGTACTGGCGGTAGCTTTGCCGGTACTGATTATGCAGGCACCTTCACACAAGGTAACACTGCCTCGGCCTCCTGTGTTGTGACCTTCGGCACTGCGTTTGTCACTGCGCCTAACTGCACCGTTACTTGGAATACCGGCCCTCTCGCAGCAATGTCTTGGGCCACTTCCACAACTGCCTTAACTATCACTCAGACTTCGGCTACGACCTCAAAGATATCCTACATCTGCACCTCGGCTTCTTAATGGAGACGGCAATGACCAAACTTCGTGCACTTCTAGCTGGGGTGGTCATTGCCGCCCTTGCCTTCGTCGGTGGGCTCTGGGCCCAACAGTTGGCTTCCTTTACCTTAACTGGAAATGAAGTCATCGTGGCCGCCATAGGTGGCCCTGGCGGCCCTTCAATCTTTGTTCCGGTTGGGGAGTTACGAAATGCTACAGGGCTCAAAACCTTCTCGGGCTCTGGTGCCCAAACCTATCAAATGCTACCTTCAGACAGCACTTTGTTCTGGATCGGCACCGCTCCGACCACTTGGACCATCACTACTCCAGTGACACCTTACGATGGTCAGATTCTACAACTCGCTACGGATACGACCCTGACCACGTTGGTAACGTTGACTCCAGCGACTGGGCAAACGCTTCAAGCAGCGTTTAGCTCACAAACCGTAACTGCTGGTACTTCATTGGAGTGGATGTATGTCCTAGCAACGACTAAGTGGCAAAGGATAAGGTGATGCGCAAGCTCGGCTTAGCACTTTCGTTCCTTGCGTCGCTGGGCCTAAGCCTCTGGGCGTGGACCTTCCCTATCCACGCTCAGGGGGCTCCAGTTGGCCCGACCAACACGATCCTTTGCAATAAGATCGCCACACTGACGGCTGGGCCCTCGACGATCACTCAAGTAGTTGCAGCGGTCGCTGGCCAGAGTATTAGCCTCTGTGGTTGGCATGTAACCAACACAGCCGCTACAGGGACCTTTTCGATCTCCTACGGCACCGGCGCTAACTGTGGTACTGGCACCACCGTGGTCATTCCAGTGATGAGCGTAACTAGCACTGCACCATCAGGCGACCATACTCAATTCGCAACCTTCTCAGCCCCAACAGCCAATGCACTGTGTATCACCCCAGCTGCAACGGTCTCGGCTGTGATCTACTACGCGCAATTCTAAAGGAGGCCAATATGGCTAGATGGAAACTAACTTCAAAGCACTACCTCCACGCTGAACAATACGGTCAACTGACAGAATGGGAACGGCAGGAGATGAATACCGATACTGGGCGATTGTTCCGCAAGACCTACAAAGTTCCGATGTTGATCGATCCAGACGATAAGTTCTGCATCAACCGTAACGAAGGTTTTTGCGTAGTAGCTCGAAAGGGTACTGAGAAGCCGGGCGATATCATCTTCTTTGGCCCGCCTACGCCGGATATGGAACCGATGGATGAAAGTGCGCAAGCCGAAACCGACGCCGAGAAGCATAAATGGATCAACCCGATCGATTCCCTTGCGCCAGAGATTGGCCAGGAGTTTGGCAAGCAGCTTCTGGAAATCCTCGAACGTCGGCTTGATGAAGTTGGGCGTTCGCAAGCAGTCTCACTTAAAGGTGCATCATCAGACGAGTTGTCGTCGCTAAAGGACATCGTGATGGCGCAGCAAAAGCAAATCCAACAGCTGCTCTCTGGTATGGGCCCGCAACCGAAGCATGAAGACCCACCAGTCGATCATTCCGCAGAACCGCTTCCGCCAGACCCAGACCCAGACGCTCTCCCTGCTCCACCACCGATCCGAGTTGATCGCCCGCGAAGCGGCCTCCGTCGATAGGAGCACCTAATGCCGTCACAGCTTGACCTGGACCAAGGTGGGACTGTTCGCCAAACCCAGAAGGTCTACATGGGGCCCTCTGTAGGTTGGGTCATCGTGCCAGTAACAGTGATCTTGCCGGTTAATGCAGCTGGTATCACTACCGTTTTGCTGGGAACCACTTTGGTCCTAGTCAACGTCAATGCCGCAGTTACCATCCAACTCCCATCTGCCAAGGATGCTGGGGTCCCTGCTATTGGTCTATCTGGCCCCTACGTCAAAACCCAAATTACAATCGTTGACATAGGCGGCTTTGCTCAGGCCCATCCTATCACTATTCTACCTGCTGCTGGCGAAACTATAATGGGCCTAGCTTCCATCTCCCTATCCGTGAACTACGGCGGCTACACCCTCAGCCCTAGCAACGCTCAACAAGGTTGGACATCGATAAGCCCATGAAAAAGCTTCTCCTAGCCCTTGCCTTTCTCTGGGTAGCTCCAGCTTTTGCTGTTGATCCAGTTACATCATTCTTTGATGCAGACTATACTGCATCTATTACCGATACTAAGATCATTACCCGGACTGTTATCACCGCCCCACGAACCATTACCTTACCAAAAGCAGGTTCAACCAATATTGGCCAGGGAGGGCAGGCTCTTGCCTACGCTCAGACCTTGGAGTTCTTCGATACTCTTGCTACTGTTAGCCCAACCAATACCTTAACCATTGCCCCAAGCATTGGCGATACGATTAATGGCTCCGCATCGTCGATTGTTATAAATTATCCTAGTGCCCACATAATTCTTTATCCGTTAACTGGTTCTAATTGGCAATTGATTCAACAAACTATCAGTGCCGGTCCACTTGGCCCTGCTGGCGGTGGATTAGCTGGAACCTATCCAAATCCGACTGTTGCTAGCGTGCCAGCATCGGCATTGCCGGCATTCTCTGGTGATATCTCTACTTCAGCAGGGAGTTCTGTAACAGCCATTGGTGCAACTAAAGTTGTGTCTGCAATGCTCAATGCAGATGTGTTCTCGACTGCGCATACTTGGGCTGGTCAGCAGACTTTTGTTGCCCCAATCCTCGGGACGCCAGCCTCAGGTGTTGCAACCAATCTGACCGGTACGGCTGCCGGCCTAACTGCTGGAACTGTTACCACAAATGCCAACCTAACTGGGCCAGTAACCTCCGTAGGCAACGCGACATCGATTGGCACCAATCAAGTCACCCGTGCCATGGAAGCGCAGGGTATCGCCCGCTCCGTCATTGGCGTTACCGGCAACGCAACTGCAAACGTCGCAGATATCCAAGGCACGGCCAATCAGGCGTTAGTCATCAATAGTGGCGGAACGGCCTTGGCTTTCGGTGCCGTTAATCTTGCAAGCGCTTCGGCGGTCACCGGCAATCTTCCCGTCGCAAATCTGAACAGCGGAACGAGTGCAAGCTCGACCACCTTCTGGCGTGGCGATGGAACTTGGGCGGTGCCATCATTGACGAATTTAACCAACTCTCTCGGCGCCGACGTTCTGTTGAACAATACTGCAAACTATTTCGATGGACCGAGCGTTGCGCAGGGTACTACCGGAACATGGTTTGCGTCTGGGACCGTTACGGCGCAAGACACGGTCGCTGCAAATATTTTTTGCAAATTATGGGATGGAACAACGATTATTTCATCGACCGCAGTAGGAGATACTGCAACCTTCTTTATAAGTCTTGCTCTTTCTGGCGTCATTACATCGCCAGCTGGTAATCTTAGAATTTCTTGTCGTGATTCTTCAAATACAACCGGAAAAATTCTTTTCAATGCTACCGGCAATTCAAAAGATAGCACAGTTACTGCCATGCGGATTCAATAAATAACCAGTGTCACATAGGATAAGACATGAAGAAGCTATTTTTAACCCTTGCTCTGATCTTCGCTCCATCTCTCGTGATGGCTCAATGCACTGGCGTATTCCCTGCAAATACCCTTTGTGGCAATCTTTCTGGTAGCCCTCAACCTCCTGCTGCATTTTCAGCATCCAGCAATATAGTTGGCCCTGGGTCTTCAACAGTCAATGACATTGCCGTTTGGAATAACACTGGTGGTACCCAACTCAAAGATGTTCCATTCGTTACTATCTGCGGATCGAATATCTTCGCTGCTGCTCTTGTTGGTTGTGTTCCTGCCTCTGGTGGTGGCACTGCCAACTTCCTTCGTGCAGATGGAACTTGGAATGCCCCAATTGGTGCTGTTTCAAGTGTCTTTACCCGTTCTGGCGCTGTCGTAGCGGCCAATGGTGACTATAACACAGGCCAAGTTACCTACTCTCCAGTTGGCACGGGTGGTGTGGCCACAACTGCTAAGGCCGAACTTGACCGCACCATTTGGGTCAACGATTACGGTGCGGTTTGTGATGGCGTGACCAACGATGCCACCGCGATCCAGAATGCCCTTAACCGAGGAATGGCGAGTGGACTTCCTGTTAAATTCTCCGGGAATTGCGCGATCAACTCTGCATTGTCGATTACAAGTCAGGTTGATTTCTCAGGTGCCAGCAGCGCCGGATTTCAATCAGCTATAATTCAAAACAACGTCGCGGTTGATATCATCGATATCAATACGGCAACTGGTCAGGCGATCTACCTGCATGATTTCTTCATGCGCTATGCGAGCGCTGCCAACGCCACCACGGCGGCCATACAGGTCACCAGTCCATCGTCAGAAAACGGCGGCTCCAAGTTCGAGCGACTGACGATCAATGGCAACGTGTCAATTGGGTTCAATTTTATACGTGCATCAACTTGGGCAGTCACCAACTCAACAATCGCCGCCCGTAATCAGGGTTTCATCATCGCTAATCAGAACGTCGTGGATAGCGGCGATAGCACCATTTCCGGCAATATAATTATATCCGGTGGTGCTGGCTTCACTGGTATCGTCTACAACAGTTCCGGCGGTCTCCGCGTTATCAACAACAAGATCAACGGTGCGGCTAACATCACCAACGGCTTTCAAATGGCCCTTGCACCGGGGGCGGTTACCGCCGATCTGTTCATTACCGGCAATAGTATCGAAGGCATTTCTGCAACTGGCACTGGTATAGCGCTGGCGCGCGCTGGAACCACTGGTGCCTTCGGGACTGTTGTGATCACTGGCAATGAGCTAAGTGGCCAAGTCTGCGTGAATGTGGGCACCGACCCCAATGGCCTCTGGTTGAACAATCTGATCGTGACCGGGAATAATTGCTTGCTTCAAGGAACAAATCCAATTGCCTTCTCGGTCGATAGTACTCAAGGTATAACCATGAGCAGCAATTTTGTTCAGGGATCAGGTTCAACAAACAAAGTGTATTCGATTGGTACAACTGGTCCGACCTCCACAAACTGTGTAATAGGCATGACCCCACACTTAGCAGGCACTTTCTCGGCTAGTACCGCAGGCGCTTGCTCTACTGTAGCACCGTTCTAGCGAGGTTACAATGCCCAGTTCCACCACAAAGCAAGCCCGTACAATGGCAGCCGCGGCCCATAACCCAGTCTTTGCTAAAAAGGTCGGTATCCCACCGAAGGTTGCTAAAGAGTTCAACCAAGCCGATGCCAGGACCGGTATCCTTAGAAAGAAAAGGCCAGCAAGTGACCGAAAAAGAACTTCATCCTGAGGTCGTTTACCTCGAACGTTGCTCTCGAGAACTGACCATAATCCGCCAGCAACTATCAAAGGTCATCAACTACATGGTCGATGCGGAGTCCGAAGTCCCTGAGAAAATGCGGCGGTTCATCATGTACATGCATGACGTCCATGACATCGTTAACCTCTACCACGAAGGCGGCCAAGAAGCTCCGCAACACGTCAAGCGAGAAATGGAACGCTGCGACGACCGTTATCGCCAACTGCTCCAAGAACTCCACCTCGATGGCGGCACCTTCGAAAAGGTCCGCCGTGAGATGGCTAAGGACCCAGAGAATCGCTGGGAGCATACTAGGTTTTTACCGAAGAAAGGAACTGAATAATGAAACAAGGACGAGCATCTATCTCGGGCCCGCTTGATCAAAAGGTCGAGCCGAACCCCAAAGCAGTGAACCCTGGTGCAGTTAGCTACCTTGGTAGCAAACTCGGCAACCACACCACTGACGATGGTGACTTCACATTCAAAGGCACACCTTGGGATGCGGGCCGTGGTTACCGCGCACCGGGCATCCGCAACATCACCTCCCGCAAGGGTGGCAGCCAAGGGAAATACTAATGATCAAACCTACTGTAGGCCGTATCCTTTGGTATTGGCCATGTAAGGTAGAGGAGGAAGGACCACCACTTGCGGCTATCGTCGTCCGTGTATAGAGCGATAATATGGTCAATCT